CGTATATTGTATTGACTACAATAGACGCTGTTAAGGTATCTTTGTCCTTTGTGTATTCAAAGTCTGTTACATCAATAACCCTATCATCTACCATCAATGCTTCAGTTATGCGTCTTGGGAGTTCTGATATAACATAGTCAAAGTCCTGTCCTATTAAGGACTCCTTTTCAATACCATAGTCGCCGTCATAAATTACATTTGAATATCTTTCGGTGGTTATTATTTTGATGATAGCTTGTAGCATTGCTTCCTTATCGTCAATTAGCCCACCTATTCGCTTTGCGTTCAAGTCAAGTTTATAGGTTTGTGTAGCATATTGGGTTTCTTCTAATTCCGTAATGTCTAACAGTTGTTCTGGTATCATGCCCTAGTTAAACCCCCTTCCCTGTCTAAAACATAAAATAGCTGACCGTTCTGTACTCTCAACATTCTAACAGTATCACCAGTTTGTAAGCCTCGCCACAATACAGTTCCTGAGGGAGTATCATCCATAGTCTTTTGAATACACAGCCCCGATAACAATAAAAAGTCCTCTGTTATGATGTATCTGGAGTCTACCTTAATTTGAAGAGGGCTAGTAGATATAACCTCTCCATATACTAGGTCAGTTACTTTATTAGATTGTGTTGCTTTGTTTGATGCGTCATGCAATAATTTAGCAATTTTTTCACCTGCCATTAAATGCTCACCGCCATTTCTAAACTCATTGTATGGTAATCATTTTTGAATGTATGCGTACATGATGTAACCATAAAATATTTATTCATTGGTATACCTTCCTTAACTAAATCTGATATACCTAAAACAATGCCTACACCGGCAAACACTCTTGTATCTCCCAAACATTCCAACTTTAAGGTTTTAACAACCCGATTTTTTAACTGTAAAATCATGTTTGCTCTTTCTTTAATTTGAGCGGCATTTGCCTTTTCATCCATCTTCTCAAAGTACTGTAATAAACCCCACTTCTTAATGTTATTACTGTCCTTGACAATATATACCTCACGTTTCTTTGTTTCCTTGTTTTCCTTAATAAGTTTGACCTGATTATAAGTGTCACCTTCAATCGTACTCTTAAAGTTATAATCGGTCAATAGACTTTCATCACCTATAAACAACATTGTCTTAAGTCTGTTTAAGGAAGCAAATTGTAATGTCCCAAAGTCGTCCCTAATAATGTACCAGTCCCCGGTATTAATTAAAGTTCTGTCAATACCATCTTGAACCATATTATACATAGTATCGTTGTCCATAATAGCCCCTGGTACTTTATATGAAGGCTTATCATCAACCCGGTATTTTAACTGCTTGTCTTTACAAACTTTTTCAAACCGTTCACTAGCAGTCATTGTAGGGAATACATATGTATCCTTGTTCTTCAAGTAATACATCTGGTCGTATGCAGTAATTGAATAACTGTCCTTTGCAGTTCGTTCCCTTGTGAATATAGTACCATAAAACATTCCTACACCGTCAACTTTCAAATAAACAGGTGAGCCTTCATGAAGTTTAATATTGTCGTCATCTTGATAATTGAATGTAAGCTTACCTGCCTGGTCTGACATTTGAGTGGTTAAAGATATTGTATCTACTATCTCGCTAATATCAAATATCTTTCCTGTTTCATTGTCTTGTACCACTAGCTTAATATTCATTTGCTCACCTCGTTTCTATTTGTGCGTCATTTGATTTTCTTTTACCCAACCTCGCCATCCACCTGAAGGTGTTGTGATATGATACCTATAAGCTCTTTTCTTATCAGCAACTATATGACTTATTTTACCTTCAAAGTTTTTGAATGTCCCATGAGGTTCCGCTCCATAACTACTATAAAAATATTTACCATTTACTATAACGGTATCGCCTATCGCAAACCCTGTCTTAGCTCTTGATGTTTGCTCCTTTGTTTGTTTAACAACTTTTTTCTTTTTATCGTTGCCGGTTACCACTTTAAGCTCTTTTGCCTTATTCTCTTTGTATTCCTTAAGCTCTAATGTAAAGTGGATATCGTCGTCTTGAGCTTCTAGCCAATACTCAAAACTTTCAATACCTACTAGCATATTGATTTTTGTATCCGAAACAATAAATCTCATAGGCTTCTTTTTTGCTCTTACTTTTTCAAAGAAGTCTATATAATATTGAGGATTTTTAAACTTTCCCTTTGTAAGTACATACGGAGCATCCTTATTAATAGGAAGAAACGATTGTACCGAACATTCGGAAAGTTTCTTTGTCCTTAATATATTGATTTCCCCTAGTTTAACTATCTCAGCAGTAGTATTACTCCCAGGGGATTTTATTTTTAATTCCCCTGGGTTTACTGGTAATTGTATTAGGGTTTTATCAAATTCAAAGAAGAATCTAATTGCCATGATAACCCTCCTATCCTGTTACAAGTGAAGAAGCGTACGCTTCTGCAATCATGTCTTCCATTGCACCTAATATTCCGTTGACATCTGCTGTTTCATGAACATCTCCGAAGGTTACTTTTAATTCAGGTCTTAATGTTGTGTATTTGTTCACAAACTCGGTCTTTGCTACATCCTTTAAATATTTCAAATCTTCGTCTGTGATTTCAACCTCGTCATTAATCTTACCTACGCTGTCTAAGTTACCACCGGCTATATTCATGTTATTCCAATCAAAAGCATCATTCATGCCATATAGGTCTTGTTCTCTCTTAGCTTGTTCCTCTTTCTCTGCTTCTGCCTTTGCCCTTTTCTCAGCAAGTGCCGCCTCATCCTTTGCCCTGTCAGCTTCTAACTTAGCTTGTCTTTCTGCCGCCTTAGCCGCAATCTCTGCTTCCTTATTAGCAAGTTTTTCATCACGAGCTTGTCGTTTTGCCTCCTCCTCAGCCGCCGCCGTCGCCGCAAATGATAACTTATTAAGTGGGTCTATTGATACTCCTGGTATTTTATTTAATAAGCTAATAACATCATTTATAATGTCAATTACACCATTTGCTAGGTTTTCCATTATCTGCAAAGAGCCGACCTTTGCATAACTGAAAGCATCTGCAATACCATAACCTATTCTCATGAAGAATAATGGAATTTTATCAAAGAAGCCTAAGATATTGTTCCATATCTTAATTACTCCATATTTAAAATCCATATTTGTTTGCCATAGGTCAGTTATCCAAAGTATAACCGCAATGATGATACCTATTAAAAGTCCTATTGCCATAATTATTAGCCCGATTGGGTTAGCAATCAATACACCGTTTAATATCTTCTGTACCACAATCCAAATTGTTACTATTGCTATAATAGCACCTATAATAGCAATTAATATTTTTCCTGCGTTTCCTACATTTTGCCAAGCAAACACAAGTCCCGCAATCAAGCCTATCATTAACAATATAGGCCAGTTAGCCATTGCCCACGCAATACCCGTTTGAATTGCAGTTGCTAATGCTATAGCCTTGTATGCTAATACTGCCGCTATAATTGCATATATGCCACCTATAACAATGTTCTTATTTTGGTCTACCCATGTTGCAACCTGTCCTATGAAGTCAATAGCCTGTAATGCCCAATCTGCCATTTGTTGAATAAACCCAATAATCTTTGATTGAAATGCCTCAAACTGTGGGGAGTTTGCTATTGAAGCAATTTTTTCAATAACCGGTTGAAACATTTCTGTGGAAGTGTTCTTGATAACAGTGCCGACATCTCCCCATGTCTTTGGTAACTTCTGGAATTTTTCCTCAATGTCGCCTGCCGCCTGGAATAATGCTCCTTTTACAACATCAGCAGTAATTAATCCGTCTCCGGCAAGTTCTTTCAATTCACCTTTTGTCTTGCCCATATATTTAGCAATAGCATCAGCTAACATAGGAGCATTTTCCATGATGGACCTAAATTCATCACCTTGTAACTTTCCCGAACCCATTGCCTGTGTTAACTGATACATAGCTGATGATGCTTCTTGAGCACTAGTACCACCGACCTTAAATGCCTTATTTAGTATTTCAGTAAAAGCAACAATCTCATTTTGGTCTTTAAAAGCTTCCCCTGCTAGTAAGCCTAGCTTACCTACCGAAGCTACAACAGCATCATATTCTGACCTACTTCTGTTTGCAGATTTGAGTATTTTATCTTGTAATGTCGCGGACGTATATAAGCCGTTATTAAACTGCTCATTTAATAGCCCCAACCGTGCATACGACATAGTAAAGTCGTCTACAAATT